CTTATCCATAAAAAATGCCCCCTTTCAGATAAACAGTTTTATTTTTTTAACTGTCTACCTAAAAGGGAGCATACCAGGGTTGTAAATTTATCAGAATATGTTGTGAGTTCTTTGTTGGCTGCATTAAGATTCTTTTCTGATTTATCAAGAGCCTTCTCTGTTGTTTGCAGGCTCTTCTCATATTTCATTAAATCTTCTGCGGCTTTAGCTAACTCTTTATTTCCACTTCCAAGTCCCTTTTCTTTTTCAAGCTTATCAAATTTTTCTTGCGCTGCATTCTTCTTTTCAAGTGCTTCCGTATACTTCTCTGTCGCATTCTGATTAGCTACCTCAGCCTCTGCAACTTTTTCTGCTGCACTTTCCATTCCTGACTGATATGCCTTTGCCATTGCCTGCTCTTTTAAAGCTTGAATGTTTCTTTTGATTGCCGCAGTGGATTGATTCAGCTTATCTTTCTGCTCGTCATATTGTAAATTCAAATCCGGTAAGATATCATTTAACTGCTGTACTGTACTTTTTATCTGCTGTTTTGTTCCAGCATCCTTTTCCTGTACACCAATCAGACTCTTCAATTTAGAGAGAAGATTATCTGCCTGAACTCCTTGGGTCTTTACATCATTGACATTTTTCGCATTATCTTTATGCATGGAACGAATAGAACTTGCTACTTCATCCTGTTCCTTTTTCAATTTCTTGCAAGACTGTGCAAACTTGTCTGCTTCAGTTGTACTTTTTTTCTGTGTTAAAGTATAAGCAACCATTCCGGCCGTTAATGCTCCACCGGCAACAACTGCTAATGCAATAGGATTCGCCAATACACCAATCGCTCCAGAAAGAAGCCCTGTTGCTGTAGTGGCTGCCAATGCTTCTCCTGTGAACAACTTCACAACTGTTCCAAGAATCGTCATTCCCGTGCTTGCGCCAGCCATAGCAACTTGCGTCTCCGCAAAAGCAGTAGAAATCGTCTTTACGACCGTATACCCCTTAACAACCGTCAACAAGCTAGCTGCTACTGGAAGTGCAGTCTGAATATTTTCACCGGCAAACTGCGCTGCTCCTCCAAGAACTTTTAAACCACCAGCACCAACAGCCTTTGCAGTAGTGCCTAAGTTTTTCACAGTCGTAATCGTTTCTTCTGGGATAATCGCTTCAATGCCGTTGTCTTTTATCGTGGTCGATAAACTCCTAATCTCTGTCGCGGCAGCTCTAACAGCTTTCTTAGCAGGATTCTTGATATTATCATATAATTCGATTCCTGCCGACTCTGCAGCAGAGCCTAATTCATATAATGCCCCCTGTAGGTTATCATTCATGATATCGGCCTGATCCTGTGCCGCTCCAGATGCATTATCAATCGCTTTTGATAAATTATCAAAATCTGACTCGCTTGCATTTATGATTGCAAGCAATCCAGACATTGCTTCCTGGCCGCCAAGTGCAGAAGCGGCGGCGGCTTTCTCATCTTCCGGAAGTCCTTGTAGCGAATCCCTCATGTTTTCCATCACTTCCATAAGGGATTTCATGGAACCATCGGAGTTTTTAATGGAAATTCCGTACTTTTCCATAGCTTTCGCCGCATCGGATGGAGGGCTTGCAAGGCGTGTAAGTATACTTCTTAAAGATGTACCTGACTGGCTTCCCTTGATTCCTGCATTTGCCATTAATCCGATTGCCTGAGATAAATCTTCTATGTTGTATCCAAGTGTTCCAGCAAGTGGTGCAGCATATTTGAAGGTTTCCCCCATCATTGCCACATTTGTGTTAGAACTACTTGCCGCTGTTGCTAATACATCCGCAAAGTGAGCACTATCACCTGCCTTTAATCCCATAGCTGTGAGGGCATCTGTCACAATATCAGAAACCGTTCCAAGGTCTTCACCAGAAGCCGCTGCCAAGTTCATGACACCAGGAAGACCATCAATCATCTGCTGTGAATTCCAGCCAGCCATAGCCATATACTTAAGTCCTTCTGAAGCTTGCGTAGCAGAGAACTTTGTTGTAGCCCCCATTTCTTTCGCCTTGTTCGTTAATGCTTCTAAATCTTTTCTGGAAGCACCAGAGATTGCCTGCACTTCACTCATTCCAGCTTCAAAAGACTTTCCCGCATTAATAGCAGCTGTGCCGGCGGCAACTGCTCCAGCACCAGTAGCAGCCGTAATCGTACTTACAATACTTTTTATCTTGCTGCCGGCACCCGTCCAATACTGTGTAGCCTTTTCAGAAGATTCTTTATAAGGCTTGCTTGGATCCGACTCTGGTTTACTGGATTCTCTGGTCTTTTCCCGTTCCTTATACTGTTTTTTCTCTTCTTCTGTTACTCTTTTACTTGATTTCTTTACTTCTTCTTCTGCCTTTTTTGTAGAATCAATCACCTGTTTACTCGCAGAACTGGCTGTATTTTTTACTTCCTGTCCTGCCTGTTTCGCAGAGCTTTCTGTCTGCTTGGAAGCCTGTTTCGCAGAAGTTTCTATCTGTTTTACTGACTGCTTAACAGAACTTTCCGCTTTTTTTGCAGCTTGTGCAGTGTCTTTTTCAAGGCTTTTGCTTAAACTATCAAGCTCCTTTTCTGCTTTTTCAGAATTAAGCTCAACTTCAATCTCAATATGTCCATCCGCAGACATAGCTAAACCTCCTATAAAATTCGTCTGCGTCTGTCATCCATGTTCACACTGCACGTTCCTTAGGGCTGCAGCTCCATCCCTTATAAAATTCCTGTCAGATCACCATCACCAAGAAGTGCCTGCGTGATCTTGTCCTGTCTTTCTCTTTCTTCCTCTGAAATGTCTTCCGGAAGTTGGTACAACCGTTTCATCCGGTTGTAAAATGCTTTCTGTTCTTTCTCCATTCCTTTCGTATCGATTACGCGATACGTTATAATCTTGCTTATCATGCAGTCCTCAGAAAGAGCAGAAAAAAGAGCAGAGAACTTCCACCAGTGAAGTTCCTGCTCTGCTAAATCAATATGATATTGTTCAAAGAAAGCTGCATAAATATAATCTGCATCATAGTTATAATTATAAATCTTTTTTCCGCTGCCCGACTTTTTCGACTTCTTTTTATCAATGTTTTCTTTTCCACATTCATAGAACCACAGCATCGCATTGATTGCTTCGTTGATGTCATTCGGAATCTCTGGATAGTAAAGTTCTAAGCCATCTTTATACTTTGCAAGTAGTTCGGCTGTCTCTCTGTCCATTTCCTTATCCAACAAACAAAGCTCGTTTGCAAATTCTTTCTGTTTCTCTGTAAGTTCTTTTTTCTGCATCAATATTTCAAATTGAATCGAAGTTCGGAAATCAGAGTTTATCTTATATAATTTTCCATCTACCTCAACTTGCTCTGGCGGCTTGTCCATTAAGATATTCATAATTATGCAAAGAGACCTTTACTTGCGGCTTCTCCATATTCTTTAACCTGTGCGTTGTTTAAACGTGTCAGCTTCTGCGTTGCCGCTACACGTTCTCCCAGGTCATATCCTTTAAACATCTTCTCGACGGCTCCTTCTCCTAATATAGTATCAAGAAAAGCATCAATAATTTTGCATTCTGCAATAATATCATCTGCACTAAGAAGATTCCCTACTCCTACAACATCTTTTTCATAGTCTTCAAGTGCTTTTGCTGTTTTTGTTGCTTCGGGAATAAATTTTCTTGTTGTCTCTGCTTCCAATGCCGAGAAATAAAACTTCTCTCCATTCCACTGAAATGTCTTATTCATGCTGCCTTCTCCTTTCCTATGCTTTTGGTGTGAAAGTCTTTGTTTCCGTATTAAATGTACCTTCTACTGGGTCACCTTTATCGTGAAGTGTACCTTCTACCTGCAGCTCTCCGTCATTATCTGCAAAAGAGGAAATTTCCACTGCAGTATTAAAACACCTTGCCTCAAAAGTATTTTCTTTTGATTCTACTGGTTTATCTAAATCAACACGCACTAAAGAACGTTCCGCATCTCCTCCCGTCTTTCTTAACTTTCCAATAGATACAAAATCCTCAATTACCTTTTCTGAAAGAATCTGGTCCGCTGTAAACGGATGCGTTCCTTCATAAGATGTAATAGAGGAAGTAGAGGATTTATCATTGATATACTTCTTTGAAGAAGTCTGTGCCCCCGGCTCTTCATCTAATTTTTCAAAACCTGTGCCGGCTAACTCATAAGCTTCTCCAACTTCGATATATGCCGCTTCCTGGTATCTCTGTTTTACTTCTTTACTTGTATTCGCCATTATCTTCTAGCCTCCTGTTTATAAATAATCCTGCACTGTATCTGATACTTTGCCTTGTCAAGTTCCGTATCAAACACATAGCCGCATGTGATTGCTTCAATTTTTTTAATTGTCTTGCCGGCATCCAATTCCGGAAAATCTCCTGCCTCAGATACCTCTTCTAACCAGTCTGAAAAATGTTCATAGAATCCGATATTATCAAGATTCTGACGCACTTCTTCTGTGTACAGCTCCCGACTGGAAAAATTAAAAAGACACTGCCGCGTTGTATTCCCGGCAATGTCTCTCTTAGTAACCTGCTGTCCTGGAACAGAATCAATCGAATAGCTCGTGCTATCCTTTCCAAGTCTGTCTACGGAAAGGCTCTTATAATATTCATCAAGATACGGGCATTTCTTTACAATCTCCCGCACCGCTTCCATTACCATCATTTTGCTTTTCCTCCAATATAATCAGCCACACTCTGGGTAATCTCCTTGCCTCTGTCTGCCCACATTCGCTTATCCCATTCTCTTCCTCTTAAGCCATCGCCTTTATGCTCATAATACTGTCTACGAGCGTAAGGAGTAACATATTCGATAGAATTTTCATGTTCTACGGCTGTATTTTTAAGCGGACCATTAAGGAACGGAACATAAGGGTCTGTCTTGCGCCTTACCTCGCTTACCATATACCTCTGTGCCTGCCCGCCTTTTCCAAGCTTTCTTTTTGCCAATATTGCACTAGCAGGGTCTAACCGAACCTTTACCCTCATTCTGCTGTCACCTTCCAATGCTGCATCGTAGGGCTTCCGTTATCGTTAGTTTCTATAACAGCAATTACCCTTACGCTGCCATACTTATCTTTAAGGTGTTCCACATCTTTCTGCTTTGTAAGTTCGTCTGTGACAACTCCTTTAACAATAATATCCTCTGGAGCAAGTGTGAAGAATTTATCCTTTTCCTGCTCTGAATTAAAATTAACCGGAGAACAATATTTTTTCTCTGTATCAATCAGAAACGGAATATACACCTCTGCTACATCGGCACTTACTACTCCAGTATCAGATGGCAGGACCTTTGTTGCATCCTGCCAGTTCACTCCTTTAAGTACTGTCCGGTAATATTTATTGCTTCCTTCGTCTCTGTCATAGACTTTATTATAAATCGTCACAGAAGCGTTAGTGATCATTAGAAACACCCCCTATATAACAATCCGGTTGTGGCAAGGTAAGGATATGCTGCAGCATATTGTTTTTTACGAAGAACTTTTTCTTTAATCTGACCGTCTGCCTGCTCTGTTACATAAGAAACTGACAACTTTCCAACCGTTTCAGACTTCTTTTCCCCTTCCGTAGAGCTTTCAGCTTTATAAATAACTTCCGCAACTGCACAGGCTGCAGCTTTCACTTCCTCTGGAATATTGTTTTCATCCACTCTTGAAAAAGTAATCGCCTTAATATATGTGCTTGCCCTTGTGATCACACGCTGGAACTGTTCGTTTGGGATAATATTACCGCCGTACTCTGTCATGTAAAATGCAAGATCTGCATATCTTACCATGGAGTCGCCACCTATCCTCTCGAAATGATTCTTGCAATCGGGATTGCCTTATGTTTGATTGTCTTTTTTGCAGAACCAGCTTTACCATTGTTTACAAGTTCCCAGTTTGCTCCGTTCGCAAGTTCATCGTCCGTAGGAGATTTTGCTGCCATAGATTTTCTTGTGAAGGAAATTCCATAAGGCGCAAATACTTTTCTCTGTCTCATGTAAAGCGTATCTTCGCCGCCATGTTTCTTTGGGTCACGATACATTTCATATGGTACCTTTGCTCCGATATCCTCATAATCAAACGCTCCATCACCTAATACATAAGTTGTATATTTTGTGTAAGCAGGCTGAGCTGGAATATATCCTGGATTTCCACTTGTTCCGCTTTCCTCTACTTCTGGAACATCTTCTGTTGGCATAGAATCATCAATTAAAACTAAGCGGCCATTCCATGTTGCAAGGGTTAATTCTCTCTCAACTCCATTTGCATCTGTCTGTGTCATGTATTTTAACAGTTTCAGATTTTCAAGATTGGTTGCCACAGTACTATGCATGATAGCCATCGTGAATTTAGACTTATTGTCTCCGGCCGCTTTCTGAATCGCAGTATTTAATGTATCTGCCTGCACAACATTTTTGACATTACCATCTTTATCCGTTGCGGTTACTCCTGTAATATCTGTAGTATGTTCATCAACAAATACTTTGTCATCTTTTCCTGTCATTGCAAAGATTCCTGTTAAAATCTTTGTCAGGGTTAACTGATCAAGGTCTGCTTTATAATCGCTTACCTGTGCCGCTACATTATCCATAAAGCTGACACCGCCTGTTACATCCTCGGAGAAGTCACGCTCTGTCCAACCTTTCATACGGCCAATAACGACAACCCCTCTTTCAAATGTCTCTGTTCCTTCGGATTCAAGGTCTGTTTCACCATCATAGTTCTGTGCAGTACCACCAATAAGTCCATGCATTGGAAGAACTGCATAAACGGTTCCTGTCTGAGAATTAAAGGTACGCTTGATATCCTGATTGCCTTTTAAAGCTTTTGATTTAATCAGTTCGTTTCTCTTTAAGTTCGGAATCCTCTCTGTATAGGCTCCAAAAGCCTGAGGATTAAAACTTTTTGAATCAAATTTCTCTCCTGCCATTTTCTACTCCTTTTTTAAATCTCTGCTCCCGGATTCTGTGCCATATAGTCACACAATTCGGTATATGTCATTTCACTCGGTTTCTTTCCTCCGACACTGCCAGAACCACCGTTTGTCCCTTTTACAAACTCTGGTGCCGGCTCATCGCTTTCAAACAGATAATCATTATCTGCCTTAATCTGAGCAAGCTGCTCATCCAGTCCAACAATTTTTCCATCGTTGAATTTCAGTCCATCCATATCGAGAAGTGCTTTGACAGCTTTGGCATTCTTGGCTTTTGCTCCAGTTAATGCTGCGGATAATGCATAATCAAATTTCATCTGGGAAATCTGTTTATCCGCATCGGCCTTTGCCTTTTCTGCCGTCTCTTTCCAGTCATCCGCTGCTTTTTTAATTCCATCAATATCCATGTCTTTAAACTTCTGGATTTCGGTATTGGCATCGTTTACCTGTGTTTCAAGAGATTCTGCCTTTAACTTATAGCTGTCTCTTTCCTGGATAACTTTTTCTGCTTTTTTCTGTTCTACTGCAATGTCTTTCCCGTTCTCGGCCATAATCTTATCAATTACTTCCTGCGAAAGATTAAGGCTCTTTAAAAATTCTGTTTTCATGTCTCCTGCTCCTTTCGTATTAGGTTGTTTTAGGCGTGTAACCAACCGCCACGAACCGACTGTTTAAGGTCTCATCTTCTGACCAATATCCAGCTTAACCCTGCTGGTGGGAGATATTTGGATCACCTCCTATGATTCAATACTTTTAATTCCATATGCAATTGCACAATCATGCTCAATCTTGCATCCCCGCGCTTCTTCCCATCCGCTTGCAAAATATGCAATATCTGCATTAGATAAAAGTTCGAGTGACTTTCCCAAGAACCACAATGGCTTAGCGTCTACTGGAGCTGACTGAAAAAAGGAATCAATTACTTCTACTGGTCCACCTACGAGTTTCTCAGCACTCTTGATTGCCGTTTCTCTTTCTCTTAAAATTTCCTGATCTGATTTGCCTCTCATCGGCTGACTAATAAATAATTTCTTCATGTTCTCTTACCTTCCTTTTCTTAAAAATTATAAATAACCTTGCAGCCATTGACGTTTCCGTTTGCCAACTGATACTCAATCACTGCAGGATATCCGTTTTCTTCTAACCATTCTCTCACTTTTGCAAATACGCTTTCCTTATACTGCACGGTAATTCCATCGTGTCCATTTCGGCTATATGCTGTTCTAACAATTTCATCTGTAAACAAATCAAGTTTCTGAATGATCGCCGCTACCGCTTTATCGTGCGGCGTTCCGTTCATCGACATGATTCCAAGTTCTTTTGCGATAGAGGTACAATCCCAAAGTTTGTTATCTTCTGTTATTATCGGAGAACGAACCGGATAACCGTTATCTGTGTAAATCCTTACAATTTCCGCTGCAATGAACTTATCATCCACACCAGCTTTACCTAACAGACCACTGATATTTTTTGCCATCTGATTAACAGAAGAGAGCTTTTCTTTCCCGCCATTCTTTTTCTTTGGAGCTTCATAAGAACCTGTTTTGCGAATCTGTGGGAGAACCTCATCCGTTACCCAATCGCTAAATTTTTCTGCTTCTGGCTTACGACTCTTGAAAACAAGTTTATAAACACCTGATTCAGTAAGAAATTTTTCACCTGCATTATTCAATTTTCGGATGTCCTTATCTCGGACATCTGAGTTTTTAACTATAATTGCCTGCCTCTAATTCATTTGAGCAAGATAATTTCTCACTGCGCTCTCTGAAAGATCTAAACATTTTCCAACGTGCTTTGAATTAAATAACACCCGTCCATTCAGTTCAAACACTTCCACATCATGTCCTTCAAAAATCATTAAGTTATTCATTGCAATTCTCCTTTCTGAATCACTAAAATAAGACGCAGCCTTTCACTACGTCTCGTGGTTCGTTTGGGGAGGTCAGGAGCATACCCTGACAGGAGTTCTCCCCATGTTAAAAATGAGTATAAAAATAACACACCTGATATATCGAGCGTGCTAAATTCAAATTTATTATTCTTTCTTCTGTTGTCCTTCTACCTTGTCTTTAATCAACTGGTACCAACCGTTATTTTCATTATCAAAATGTGGGCAATTATAATCTTTTGCGGACAAATATTTCTTTGGTATTTTCCCATATGCTTTACATAAGGTTTGGCGGCGATTACTATCAAAGTCTGCCTTCTTGCAATCATCACAAAGAGGTATCGGACTTGCAACGGTAAACATGCCTGGAAAATCATCAAAACTTGGACCTAATTCGATTTCACAATACTTTCCATTTTCGTCATAATAATATCCCTTTTCTTTCATAAGATTGCCTCCGCTTTTATGTAATACCTATCATTTTCCTTTTCGATATTTTTTATTTTACAGCGAAAACCTCTTTTAAACAATACTTCCTGCTGATTTTTATATTTTTTAATTGCTAGACTTTCTATGTACAAACAACCTCTGTATCCCTTCGGTACTTCTATTTCAAGATGTACATTTCTTCCCCCATATTGAATATCCCTAAATGAAGTTGACGTATAACCAATATTAGTTAACGTTTTTCCTACCAATCTCTCCATATCATGCTCAGAATATTTAAATCCTTTTGGGAATACATTTAGAAATTCCGGTATCGTATCTCGATGAACGACTATCTTACGTTCAATAACTCCCTTATCTAACGCGGAATCCAGTACCTTCATATACTCCCGATCTTTTTCAATCATTTGCGACTTGCCGGAATACAGTGCCCGGTTTACCCGGTGAGCGGCAAAGCCTGTATATCTTTGCACTGCCAATCTTTCCTCATCTGACAACTTATTGAGCTGCTTCGCCATCTGCATCTTAGATGTATGTCTTTTACTTGCCCATACCGCTTTCTGTGCAACGCTTTTATTAAATCCAACGATATTTCCTTCTGAATCCAATACTGCATGAACTTGTGTCCTTGCAGACTCATATCTTCTTCCGGTTTGCCTGCAAAATTTTTTAAGAGATTTCTCCTGCTTTTTTAACTCTGCCGACTCACTTTCAAACCTATTTGTCAGCTCTGCTTTTAATGTATTACTATCTGTATTTTTTATTCCAGCGTCATATCCTGTAAGTTTTCTTTTTGTTGCTCTTATCTTTCTTTCCTGTGAACGCTGCATCTGACTTAATTCATACTCGGTATACTTTTTGCCATTGTACTCATGCTTTCTGGCACTGTAATCGTCAAGCATTTCCTGTGAATAAGCTGGTACAGATATTCCAAGAAAGAACGCATGAAAATTGTGCCGACAGTTCCAGCCGCAAAGCCCCGCACCAGTTCCATATCCAGTACTTTCATAAAATGGAGGATATCTGCTATCTTTTCCAGAAACACAAAAGACTTTTCCTTGCCACACTGCATGAGTTGGTCTTGCTCCTGAGTGGGCGGTTGTTTCTACATGATCACAGCCAGACTCTTTGACATATTGAAGATTCATTTCCGCTGCCGACTGATTTACCCCGGTTAGAACGGCTCTCCTTACTGCTACGTCTAACTTATCTACATGCCCGGATGGATATAAAACCTCGGTTCCCTGCACCGCCGCTTCCTTAATTGCATCCGCAATCGCTTTATCATAACTAAAAGCCCCGGTCTGTACTTTCATCATTGCTTTATTGCAAGCGGTTATGTAAGCACTCTGCGTTTTAACAGCCGTTGTTAAAGTAATATTATTAATCTCTTCTTTTGTCTTTCTTAGATTTGCTGCAAGAATCTTCTGCATCGTTTCTGACTGATGAAGTTTTATCTCTTTTTCACCTGCAGCTTTATAAATAACTGCTTCATTCTTAAGGTTTCTTACTCCCGCTTCCTCAAAAACTCTTTCGACTTCTGTATTCATATATCCAGAGACCTGCGAAACACGCTTTAGAACATCTTTATACAGGAGCCCCGCTCCCTGCAAGATTTCTGCTTGCCGTCTTGAAGTTTCCGTTACTTCTCCGGTTTTTACAAGACGTTTTGATATATCTGCTATAATCGCTGTGCTTAACGCATCAACCAGGGCAAGTAGCTGATCTGAAAATTTTTCAAGGTATTCCGGCTCTAGCATAAAACACCACCTATTCTTCTGCTATCTGAAAACGTTCATCCTGCTGAGGCATCATTTTCAAAGCTTCCTCTTCTGACACACCATACTTGGCTGCAACGTATAATTCTTTTCGGATAAAGCCGGCAACCGCATCCTGCTGCATACTGGCAAGTTCCTGTTCTTTATCAATTACGATAGAATCATCCCAGTCAAAGCTCATCTCGTATTTCTTTCTGCCAGAAAGTCCAGAAAGTTGAGCCATGACATCCATAGCATATACTAACTGTTCTAATGCAGTCTGTAATGACTTCTGGATATCAGATACCGTACTATAGGAACGCTGTTTACTTGCTTTAATCTCTTCCGCAGTCTTATCAACGGTATTTGGGTCACTTAATGTCCCGTAAGCAAGCCCTACATTAAACTCTATCCTGCGAAGAATCGCATTAAATCCATTAATAAGGTTCTCATCGCGAATAGCCGGTGCAAACACTTTATATTTCTCGGCATTATCATCAAGGTCCATCATGCGAAACAGTCTGTCCTTGCCCTTTGGAAACTCATAATTTCCCTTATCATCCTTTTTAAACAAGGTAATGTCTGCATCAATTGCAAGCTCCGAACCCTCAAACTCCCAAAGGAGTCTTGTCCACTGATTGTCCGCCTCTTTAATGTCATTGATAGCCCTGGAATATACAGAAACACCAAGAGGTGATGTATCATCCACATTATTCGCATTAGGAATCTTGAAATAGGCAAACAGTGGCATCTTTACATTCTTAAGCGTAACTTCTTCCTGCAGATTAGCCCATTCCGGTACAGCAGTAAGAGGAACTTCTTTCCCCAAAACCTCAACATTATCAAGATCCTGTTTCACAAAAGCTTTGTTGTTTATGTGATACATTGTGCCTTCGTGTTGATGATACTCCAGTCTGGTATATACCTTTTTCCCTACCGTTAAGCTCTCAGCGAATACCGCTGCCGTAACTTCTCCTCTGGAATTAAACTTCGTAGGGAAGAACCTGTCTGCCTGAACCATATCTACCTCTATATGCCCTTCTGATGCATAAGGTTTCATTGCTAACCCGCCCTTAGCACAGGCATATTCTGTATATTTACGGATGTCACTAACAACTGCCTGGTACTCTTCGTTGATAAAATCATTTCCTGTAACTTCTGTTTTCAGTTCCAGCGTAACAAGTCTTGCGAACTCTCCGGCAATAGCAGCAGGCAATCCACAAAGCTTTGTATTCTTTTCCTTCCAGGGCGGTTCATTTTTATACATCTTAGCCCAGAGATCAATCCCGTTCGCCATTTTGTCAGATACCGCTACCTCAACCCCGATGGCATCTTTTATTTTTTCTCTTCCAAGCATCTTTCTGATCACCTGCCCTATTCTTTCGATAAATTCTTTTATCATCTATCTCAACTCCATTTTCGTTCCCGTCTTATAATGGTATAAGCAAAATATCGTGCAGCATCCATGCAATTATGTACAATAAAACCACCACAAACACTAAAGTTGTGGTGGTTTTTAACTTCCATATTATATACATCTGCCTTTCCTATAGGCTTAATGCTTTTTATTTTTACATAGTGGACAATATTTTGTTTTTTGATATTTGTTTGCAATATATTCTTTACCGCATTTAAAACAAATTTTAGTAATATCATCAATTCCTGATTTCCTCCTCCATGCGGATTTACATTTATTAGAGCAAAACCTCGAATTTATTTGTGTATTAACAAATTCTTTATTACAATATTCGCAAACAAACCGTTTAGGAATATGTAACTTTTCTTTCATTTGCTCATAATGCTTTTTATGCCATTCATGTCCTTCATTACTATTATGCCATTCTTTCGCCATGACAGTTGCTTTCGCCATATTTTTGCGTAAAGTCTCTCTCTGATTCTCTGTCAACATTTTACCATGAAGGCGTTCATGTTCTGTAGCAGATAGCATCTGAAGGTTTTGAATATCATTATTACTTTTATCGCCATCAATATGATGAATATGATATCCTTTAGAAATCGGTCCATTAAAGTATTCCCATACATACACATGCATCCGTTTTCTTACATTATTTTCATCTCCAGTAGAACATAGATAATAACCTGTTTTATCGTCTCTAGTGAACTTTTTTCCATCAAAAAATTGATATTTTTCAGCCATTTATTTTTCCCTCCGTTTCATTTCAGCTCTTGCGGCTTTCATTCCCTGAAGATACCCAAATTTAAAACTAGAACATATTAATTCAAACGGCTGATTTGGATACGCATCATATAACTCCCTCACATTCGAACTAGTCATATCATAATATGGATTAATCTTTCCTATCATAGTCTTTGTTTTTTTGATTACATTTTTCACTGGCATAATAAAAACTCCTTTCAAATTTTAGCTCTTGAAAGAAGTCTCCATCTGCATTATAATATTTGCAGAAGGAAACTTCTCATGTGATAGAGATTCAATCTACTTTGGTCGGTGGGTGAATCTCTATTTTTTTCTATTTACTTGACCTAATCCTTGGTGAATAATTTCAATTCCTTTAACAATGACATCTGTTTTTGTCGTTTTTAACTCTCTTGAACATTCTTCTAAAAGTTGACTTTCCGTTTTTGTTAGTCTTATTTCCAAACGTACATTTTTAGGGTTCTCAGATTTAGGTCTTCCTGCTGGACTCATATTTTCACCTCCTAATTATTGCCCGTACAAATATTATAATAAATGTACGGGCAATAATTGTCAA